ATTTTTACGTTTTGAAGATGGATAATCTTCTTCATCGCTAGATGAATCTATACTATCAATCATTTCAGAAAGTTGTGGATAAAGACCAAGAAGTTGGTCTCTTGTAAGGATTGTAGATAAAATCATAGCAGATGAATCTGCGTAATACCTATCTCTTGCAGCTGGGTCTACATATACCCTAAAAGGATTTATATGAGTAATCTTAACATCGCCTCTACCATAATCAGCTTCTGGGTCAAGGTATACGTAAAAATATCCTAAACCAGCTACAGAGTAATCATGAACTACTTGTTTAAAATGGGTATTACAATCTGATACATCCCAAACATATTCTAATATTGTTCTCCAAACATTAGCAAGTTTGTAATCAGAATCTTCTCTAGCTACTGCTGAGAATTTTGGATTGCGAGATGTAAGTAAAGATTTTAGTTTATCAACAGCAGCGTAAACCCTGTCAATAATAAAATCACCTTGCCCCACTGATTGAAGCATATCTGACTCTTCTGAAGAATAATGATTGCCTAAAGAGAAGTCAATAGCATCTCGTGCTTCTACTTCCCAATCAGACCTAGCGTCTCTCCACCTTCTCCATAAATCTCTATTCTTTTGAGCTTCGTCGTTCTCTGCAAAAGTTTCTACGTAGTTAATAGTCGAACTCCTTTAATATATATATACTATACAATATAATGAAAAATACCTAAAAAGTCAAGTATTTTTTTAAATTCTTTGTCCTGTAATCCAACTTCTAATCGCAGACTTCTTTTTATCTTTTTTATTTTCACTATCTTCTAAGTCAAAATTAGCAGCATCAAAGCTTTTACTAAGCGGTGCTCTAGCATTTGTTATTGAATACCAAAGACCATCTAACAGGTCGTCATGCTTTCCTTTTGGAAAGTGAAACATTTCATCTATAAGTTCTTGATGGTTTTTTTTTATATAAAGTTTTCCACGGTTTACAATAGGGCATAATGATGATTCTATTCTATCTTCTTTTTTTATTCCTTGTGGTGGTCTAACACCTCTAGCTATCCCAGGAGCCATTTTTCTATCATAACCACTAATTTGATTAACAGAATCCTTAATAATTCCTTGTGCTCCAACGTGCTCTACGTTTACTCTCCTTATAGGAGAGTAAAGCTTAGCTAGTTCAAAAATCTTTTGTGGCATCTCATAAAGCGGCAAGTGTTCATGATAGTAATCAATCACATAAAAGTTCTTATCGCTATCAACTGCAGTCACCATAATTACCTGATAATCGTTATGAGCATTGGACTCGTAAGCTAAGTCTACACCCATATAAACATTAACAGGTATTACTGTATCGTTACCTCTTAAATAACATTGATTTGAATTGCTAACTAATTCATAATCATGACGCTGTATTTTATCTATTTTAAACTTAGCAGTGGCTAAATCCCTAGCATCGTTCATATACTCTTGAGCAAACTTATGCAGCTGACCTACATTTTCATAATCTCTTCGTATTTGGTTTATTTTCTTTTTATTAAAATAAGAGTTCCAAAGAGGATTACCATCTTCTAATACTCTATGAAATATAACATCCCAAGTGTATTCTTGTTTTTTATCTTTAGCTTCGAGGTATCCATCGTATATAGCCTGTAATGCTGAATCGTAATGTACGATAGTGCCAATTAACCAGATAGAGCCCTCGTTGCCTTTTGATTCTTCTAAAGACGGATAGACGGTTGACATCAACCACTCTTTAATTTCACGTCTTCTGTCTGGAGTTTTTGTATTTAATTCTGATTCAAAGTCATCAAGAATAATTTTTGTATATCTAGTTCCTAGTTCAGACCTACCACGCAATCTTTGACTAGTACCCTTTGCTATAATTCTGTCACCACGACTAGTAGTTATTTCTTTCTCAGTCCACTTACTTCCAACCATGTCTCCAAAATAATAATTTAAAGCACTGTTGTACTCCATGTGATTTTTAATATACTTTAAATGGTCTACAGCCTGACCTTGCTCTTCAGATACCCATGCTGCAAATTCTTTTTTTCCTTGTGGATTAAAATATATTTTATGTAATAACGCTGCCTTTGCCATTGTTGACTTAGAATGACCACGAGGAAGCACAATACACATTCTTCTTGATTCTGGGTCTAAAAGTTTTTTACCAACTTCATAATGAAATGGTGCTGGCGAAGATTTCATAAAGTCATCTGGTAAAAATAGCTGACCAAAAGAAATTAAATCATTTGACACAATACCAAGCACTCGGTCTTTTTCTTTTTGACCACCTGAGTTTATATTAAAATTATCTATCGTACCAATCTCCACTTTGAATTACTTTAAAAGAGTTACTTCTCTGCATCATTTCATCTCCAGCTACGTATACCCAAGCAGATTCTGTTGTTCCATCTTCCATCTCAACATCTGTTTTTACTCTTCTGTATAGTCCAGAAGATATTCCTTCATACATATCATATCTCATTAACTGTTCTTCTGTGATGTCTCTGACTTCAACTACCGTTCCCTTACCTTTTAAGTTTTGTATTACCGCTGGAAATGTTTGATGACCTGGATAAACTAAGGATGTATTTTCTATCCTACCTAATTTACCCTCACCTCTTCTTAGCGTTCCATAAACAGCTATCTTATCTTTTTGTTTACTCATTATGACAATCCAATTTCTCTAGGTACTCCTAAGTGTTCAATACTAAAATCATGGCTATATACAGTCATACAGTGAACGCATTGAGCAAAGTATTGATTTACATCAATATCATGAATTACTATACCATCAATCATTAATTTTGTATGACAAAAATGACAGTCCTTAGACTTCAATCTCTCTTTCAACCGACGCAAGTTCCTTGACATTACCACCCCCTATGGCATCTAATTGTTCTTTTGTAAATCCTTGAAACACTGCAACGGACTCTGTTTTCTTTTCCGTATCCATCATACCACTAATCTGCATTAATGTTTTTAAAGCTTGTATTTTATCTCTATCGTTAGAATCTCCTTTGTCAACGATATCTCTCATCTGCTCTAAAAGATACAGTGGAGTTATATCTGCGTCACTTAATACTTTATCTATTTCTTCTCTAATCATGTTTTGAATCCTTTTAGCCTTCATTAATATTTTGGCTTGACCTTGAGCGTACGATTTATTATTCGTTGGAAATGCCTTTACAAAAGCATCTACTACATCCTCTCCTTTTGCTACGTACTGAGCAAAAAGAAATTCTCTTTGTGTGGTCTTTTTCTTTTCGACCTTATGTTCATAGACACTAGTGTCAGTCAAGCCAAAAGAATAAAGGTTTCTTCTAGGTTCACCTTCCATTTTAATTTTATCACCACAGATAAATGTTCCGAGAGGAACCCTAATGTAATAGTTTTTTTGTTTACTGCCTGCTCGTTTTAACATTGTTCCACGTTTTAAAACTTCACAGACTTGTCCATCGTCTGAGACTATCCAGCTACCTTCAGTTCCTTCTCTCCAATTTTTAACTAACAGTAAATTAGGGTTATCCTTTCGGAACTCATCTATACTACTATATATCGGATGATTGATTTTATTTATTTTTCTAGTTATCATACTATAATATAATCAAAAAATACACAAAAGTCAAGTTATCTCGAAACAGAACGTTTTGTAATTTGTTTATTACTTTGACTATTCTTACTTCTAATGTAGGGAGAATAACAACTATTGCAGCTGTACAATCTATACCTACTACTACCAGTATAATAAAACTTCTTAGTAGCTTTTAATTGATTGCTTCCACAAACAGTGCAGCAGTCATCATCAATCATTACAGCTACGTTAGGATGAGACTTCATATATGGTCTTAACTTGAGATACATGTCTTCAAGACCTACAACATCACCACGATTATATCTTTCCATTCTATCTAAGGCTTCTTGTTTTCCATCCATACAGTCAATCCATAATTGAAACTCTGTATCTAGCTTTTCTTCTAACTTTAAAAACTTAGTTATAAAGTCTTGCTTGTGCGAAGAGAAGGCAAACTCTCTCCTTGCTTGCTTTAATGTATCTATAGTTTTAAAAGGTAGAGGTGCTTTGATATCATTAGCTATAAACCTAGCATTTATTTTTCTAATATCAAACCTATCTCCATTATGAGCTATTATAATATCTGCTTCGTTTAATAATTTCCACACAGACTTCATAATTCTTTTATCAGTTCTAGCTTTAGCTTCTCTAGGTGTTAACACATCGCTTATTACTTCACTGTCATACAACCACTTAGCAGACCAACTTAACAAGTGCCAGTCCATCATCGCACCGTTTTTGTTTTTCATGATTGCATAATGACCAACGTATTGTTTTCCAAGACTCCAAGTCCATACACCCATAGGTGTAGTCTCAATATCTAAAATTAATATCTTTGGTAAATCAATGTTGCTATAATTACTTAAGGGTTTTTTAATATTTAATGTTTCAAGTTTTCTGGCTACAGACTTATAAGTTCTTTTATATCCAGAGTTTTTTAAATAATTTCTAATCTGCTCTATTGTCTTTGTTCCATCTCTATACAGGTTTAAGACACTAAGCTCTTCTTGTTTCCATTTCATAATTACTTCCGATTAAATAGTAGTTTAAGTAGTACTTTGATTATCACAGCTTCTATCTTTAGCTTGGTTGTTTTTATTAACCCCATTTGTCTTCTGCTACTAGCTGCGCTATAATTCCATATATAGACAAATCAACAAATGCATCCATATATGTTTCTTGTGTAACTGCGTTACGACCTTTGTTCTTAATAATAATAGTTTTTAATCTATTAATCTTATCGTTCATACGAACAACTAAAGCAGTAAGAGATACCATGCGACCTTCTTCGGTACTGATATCTTCTCCTAGAGTTATGTTGTCGCTTCCGTAATCATGTTGTTTTCGACAAAAGAGTTTGTACTGTTCATCTAGTATCTCTTTAAATCTTTTCGCCATATCAGGATACTTAGCTTCTATGTAATCTATTACTTCTATGTCTTTCATATTTTCTCTCTATTTAGGGATTGAAGGTACAACAACCATATCGAAGTAGTCGCACCCTTGATTGATAATACAATCTTTGCCTTCAAGTTTTGAATCGACACGAATCTTAAAAACATCACCGTCAGTACGCATCATACAACCAAGGCATTTACCACTGTTCCAGTTTGCACAATAGTCGCGTGCATCGTTTTTTCCGTAATTTTTCATACAAACAATATAATACCTAATACTATCTTTTGCAAGTATTTAATTATTTTAATTATTTTACTTGACAAATTGCTAATTTAGTCTTATATTGTAACTAAGTGGGGGCTTAACTATTCTTAAATATACTAACTATTCTTAACTAAAGAAAAAAGATATTACTATGTAATATCCAAAAAGAAAAAAAATTGTTACAAAAATATTTTACGATACTAGTAAAAGCTACCACATAGAAAAAAAATACTAAATTTTAAAAAAGGTTCTTGTTTTTAAGATTTATATTTTGTAAGTTATAACGTTGGAAATATTACATAAAAGGCAAACACATGAAAAAAATACTCTTTGTGGTGGCAATCCTATCAACACTGCTCTTTGCAGCGTTACCAACCTTTACGGTAATTAAGGATATCACTGGGAAAAAACATATTTATTACAAATTACAATACAATAAAGAAAACTATTGCGAAATGCATGAAAAGTATGAACTCGTAGAACTTCGAAAACGTTATCAAAAACATCATATTGGTACTTATACTCGAAGAAAACAAAAAACCTCCAAAATGAGGGTAATTTGAGCCAAATAAGACTATATCTATATTCTATCTGTACCCCATGTTTTATAAATAGACATACTAGTACTAAAAAAATAGAGTAAAATTGTGTGTAACTCTTTTCTATGCTTTACCCTACCCCCCTATGTCTAGTTGTAAAATTTAGTTTCCGTTAAAAAAACTAAAGTAGGGTGCTTCGCTCAGAAAAGTTTATAACGTGGCTCGATTTTTTTTTCGAGACGAGATTTTTTGCGAGACGAGACAGGAAGGGAGA